GAAAATCCGGATATTATATTTATATTCAATGATATTTGGGTTATAAATACTTATCTTATTGAGATAAAAAAATACTATAGTTCTAATAAACAACCTTTTCCAAAGATTGTTATTTATTTTCCTGTAGACGCTAAAGACCATGACCCGGATTGGTACGCTAATCTTGATGCAGTTAATATAGCAGTAGTTTATAATCAGTTTGGACTGTCTGTTGCAAAACAGGCCAAGGAATTTAATTACAGGGTAATTGGTCATGGAGTTGATTCTGAGGACTTTTATAAAATAAATGATACAAAAGAAAATCTTAGAAGGAAATTATTTTCCAAAGATAGCTCTTTTGATGACGCTTTTATTGTACTAAATGCAAATAGAAACCAGCCAAGAAAGCGGTTAGATTTAACTTTACTTGGATTTGCTCAGTTTGCTAAAAATAAACCTGACAATGTTAAATTGTATATGCATTCCGGCTATATGGATGCCCACATTAATACGGCTAAGTTGGCTACAAGACTTGGAATTGATAAGAGATTAATTCTTACCACTACAAATGTTGGCCCACAAGTAGTTTCAAAACAAATGCTAAATACTATTTATAACATTTGTGATGTTGGCATTAACACTTCTTTAGGTGAGGGCTTTGGTCTTACACCTGTAGAACACGCCGCTACAGGAGCGGCACAGATTGTTCCAAACAGTTCTGCAAGCGGAGAATTATTTAGTGATTGTGGCCTTCTACTAGATAGAGGACATGATTTTCTACTTGATACAATTTATACTACTGGATATTTAGTAAATCCAGATGAAGTTGCAGAGAAGTTAGAAATGCTCTATAATGATAGAGTTCTACTAAATACACTTGGTGAAAAAGCGAGAGCTAAATTTACATCCAAGGAATTCTCTTGGGAGTATATTGCAGGACAATGGAAAGAACTTTTTAGGGAACTAAAATAATGATTATTACATTTCCTGATAACACGGCAGAAGTAATTGATGCCATACGAGGTGCAATCGGTAGGGAAGTAGAATTTGTAACAGAGATACATGAAGATTGTTATAATTGTGAGATTGACCCGGTTACAGGAAATTCTACAAATTCTTTTTGTACCGTTTGCTCTGGTACTGGATACATAACTACATTTTCTGGTTTTACGACCAGTGGACATATTACATGGGGACATGCTGAGGGTTTGGGTTGGGTTACTGGTGGGCAAATTTTTGATGGTGATTGTAGAATACAGGTAGCATATTTACCAGAAATCGAATCCGTTATAGAAGGTTGCTCTTATGTTAATGTAGATGGAAGAAAGATGGACGTGAGAAAAATTATACCGAGAGGTGTAAAGCAACTCAACAGGATTTTGATTGATTTAATTGAAAGGGATAAAGATGCAGGATAGAATTATACAACCGGTTGATGTGCTAGACCTTGTTACCGAAATTTCAAGAACTAGTAAAAAGTTTCAGGCTATAACCCTGAAAATCATTGAGGAACAGTATGATGTCAATGACCCTAAATATGCTATTGTTAGAAAAGCAATTTTAGATGGCTTTAATAATCATGCCCGTTCCATTGTAAAAATTATCTTTGGTACTGACTTCGAGAAATAATGGCAGATAATTATTTTCGCTATAATCCAAGTCAAATAGTTTCACAGCTAGAACAAGCAGAAAGACTTTTACTGGCGGGAGATACTCGCGGTATAGCGGAAATTGACGCAGTTATCGAAAGATTAGGAAAGTCTCTTGCTGAGGTAACAAAGCAATTAGAGATTTTGAAAAGTGTTAATCCTTTGACAGTTGCTTCCAGATATGCGTTTCAAGATACGCTTAGGGAATCTGATACTGTTTTAGTTGATAACATCTACCGAGCGGTGCAAATAAACACGGAGTTTAATCATCCCATATTTCTAGAAAGACTTCTAGAAGTGGCTAGTACTCCCGGAATTATAATCATGACTCAATCTGGAAGAAGATTGGATGTTAGAATAAATTTTGGGCGTGTTGCAGGAAACTTAGATAAATGGGCTAGAGCGGTAGATACAGTAAGACGTGAGAAGGGAATTTCTATTTACTCAATTAGTAATGTAGATAATCCTGACCCTCAATTACTCTCACACTTTTGGGCAGAAAAATATTATAAGCCCGCAAGAGAAGGTAAAACTTTTATTTGGGGACATAGAAATAGTGCGGAACTGTATGCTGAAAAATATTGGGATACAATGTTTAGACGACTTACAGTTTCAGGTGAATTAGCTCCCTTTTGGGAATTGCTAGACAAAGGCTCTGTTGCTATGAGTTCGGATATTGGAGGAAATCCTTATCCGGTTAATACCCCCACAAACTTTATATCAAGAACAATTCAAACACTACAGGAATTTTACAATTCCTCATTGGCTGATTACGAAACTCAAATAAAGAAAGATGTTGAAGAATCTGGAAAAGAACTTACAAGTATTCAGTCAGCTATAATTAAAATAATAGCTGACCTTGAAAAAATAAAAGTTAAGTTACTTCTGGAACAAAGAGCGGGTCAAAAGATAACCAGACCTGCTAGAGCTACTCCTACAGAGATAGCCGCAAGTATAAAAACAGAAATATCCAAGAAAATTACCGAGGGTGTAAAGCGGTACTTGAATGAATTACGCGCAATTAAGTTAGATATAAATCGGCAACTTGGAACTAGAATAACCTCTGTAACTAAAAAAGAAATTCAACAGCTTGCTTATAGAATTTATCGCGGTGAAGAATTATCTAACAGAGTTTCTTTTAGTAGTGGTGTAAGAATTAGAACAAAAAGAATTACTCAATTATCAAGAGGTAGATTATATGGCAAGTAATATGTATCCAGAAAGGCTTGAAGAATTATCTGCCTTTTATTGGGTAAAGAATTTATTTAGTCCATACAGTTTTGTAACCGTAACAGATGCATTTCCCCTTCAAAAATTGACCATTCCCACAGTGTCAGTTGAGAGTATTACAGTTGATGGATATGTATTCGAGCATGGAAATAGAAACTGGATGAGACCTACCACATTTCAAATAAACGTCTTTGCTCAGAATAAATCTCAAAGAGATGATTTCTCTTATATGATTTTTAATGAGTTAAAGAATGGAATTCCTGTATATGACTATAATGAGGGATTTCCAGAAAATGGGGTAAGTCCTACAAAAATTAATCATTTTGAAGTTGTTAGCGCACAACTTACTAAACTAAAAATCTTTCCCGAATTAGTTGATGAGCTTTACTATCGTGCCGTTATAGACTTTACGGCAGAACTTAAACAAGTATAAGGAGATGGAATTAATGGCTAAAAGATTAGCTATCCAATCAAAAGAAACTCAGCTTTGTATTGTAGGTAAAAAGAATTTTCTACATTTACCAAGAGTACAGAGAATTGATTTATCTACCGATAATCCTTCTACAATTATTGACGAGCATGGAAATTCCAAACATGCGGGAGAAAGCAAGGACGTATCAAACGTTACCTTAACTTTTTCTGCTATGGATGTAGGCGTGAAAATTTGGTCTGTACTAACAGGTACAGATTGGACTGCCTATCCTGCCGCTGGTGTTGATATTTCAGCCTTGGGTGAAATTGATGCTATCCTCTACAATAAGAGCGATACAGTTGCGGATTATTCAAAAACAATCCATGCCAGACGTTTAAGAGTTAGAGACGTTTCCCTCAGCTATTCAGTTGATGGGGATTCTACTGAAGATTACACTTTCGTAGGCTCGAAAAAACGCTATCTAAACTATGACGTTATTGTAGATAGATTTGTTACCGGAACTACTTCATTTACACTTACACAGACACCTAGACAGTTAAAAAACGGTAACTATGTTATCTCTGTAATTTTAGATGGTAATTATCTAACTGAATCTACTGGTACACTAACTACTGGACAGTATTCAATTAATGCTGGAACTAAAGTATTAACAACATTTGATACTATGGTTACACAGTTATTGGTTGTCTACCACGCCGACCCCGCTGGTACTAATTGGACTGACATTTCAGATTCAACCATGCCCGCCAGTATTCGTGGCCGCGATGTTGTAATCAAAATATTAGCTAACTCAATTCCAAGAGTACAGAGTGTTACCGTCAATGGTACGCTTAATATTACTCCTGTAAATGAGATGGGTAATAAAGATAAAATTGCTGGCTATACTCAGGGCGTACCGGATATTACAGGAACTATTTCAGTATTAGATACTGACAATGAGCTTGTAAATATGCTAAGTGAAGGTACAGTTACAATCAGTGGTGTTGAAGAATGGTCTCCCGGTGAGGGATGTGCCACACTCGCTATCCCACTAACAATTGAATTACTTGACCCTTGCGATGACACCTTCCCATATACAGTATTGAAAACCGTTCATTGCGATTCAATTTCTGTAACTGGTGACTCGTGGTCAAGCAATATCAATGGTAATGCTACCACTAACTTTAACTGGCGGTCTACTACCGGTTCATTAATTGTATATTCAGGCGCAATGGCCTAATAAAATTTAAAGGCTTATAAAGGTTTGATTAAGGGTTGCCTATCGGATAGGGTGAAAACCCTTTTCGATTGGCAACCCATTCGTTTAAGTAGGAGAATTATAATGAGTTCGATTGATAAAAATGATGTTGATATTTCTAAACTATTTCAATGGTATGATAAATTTGAATTAAAAAATGGTCGTGGGGAATCCATTAGTGTATGGATGAGATTACCGGGGGATGCCGAAATTAATCAGGCTAGAGTATTTGCTTTACGGCACAGTAAAGAATTTAGAGCAAAACTTAGAAATCCTGAAACAGATGAAGCTATTGCTTACATTCCAGAATTTGATGAGCTTACTCATGAACAGCTGGCTGACTTTATTGCCCGCTATCAGGTTGTAGAATTTACTAGAGAGGCTTTAGATGTTGCGGATATTCCATATCCAAAACCATTGCCTTCTGATGCTACAATGGAAGAGCAAGAAAAATTTCAGGAAGAAGTAGATACTTTTGATGAGAGACGTGATGCAGTTATCAGGGTTTATGTAGATAATAAGATTGATGTAGAACGCTCTCGATTAATGGAAAAAGAAACCGAGAAGTTACAGTTACAGCTTAGAAAATTAGTTATTGATAAGCTATGTGAAGATGAAATGTTAAGAAGATATAAAGAATATATTATTTATGTATCTTCTTTTAAAGATGATAAATTTAAAGAAAGACTTTTCAATGCATATGAGGAATTTGAAAACTTACCTCCTGCTGGAAAAGCTCAATTAATCGAGTTCTATAATGCCTTGGAATTAGGGAATATAGAATTAAAAAAATCGCCGGAAGTAACGCAATAGCCGCTTTATGGTCGTGTGCTAAAGCGTTACACATTCCGATTGATAAAAGAATAAAAGAGATACAGCACATACCATATACTATTTCTTTTGTAATGAGAAAAAGGATGCAGGTAGATTCTTTTAATGAATTACCTTCAGAGAAACGCCCACCAGATAAAATGGTTTGGGAAGGAAGTTCAGAAGATATAGATAAGTGGCTGGACGATGTTTTTGATAGACAGAAAAAGAACAAAGGTAGTGGCATTGAATTAGTGATTTCAGATGAGGAAATCGAAACATAATGGCAAC